TCTTGGTTCCTATGCTGGACAGCTCGCTTGTGTTGGAGGCTCTAAGCATCGCGTTAAACATTATTGCGATGAACATGGATATATAATTGGACTTATTTCTATAGTCCCCGTTCCTGCTTATAGTCAGTTGATGCCTAAAGATTTTATTAAGTCTTCTCCTCTTGATTATTTCTTTCCCGAATTTGGCCATCTTGGCATGCAGCCTATCACTTATAATGAAGTTTGTCCCCTGCAGGCTCTTGCCACCGATATTAACCCTAATTCTACTTATGGATATCAACGCGCTTGGTACGAATACCTTTCCGCTACGGATGAAGTCCATGGTGATTTCCGCTATACACTTCGTGATTTTGTTCTTTACCGCGATTTTGGCCGTGTCCCCTCCCTTTCAGAGGAATTTTTAACCGTTCGTCCTGGGCAGTTAAATGACATATTCACTGTTAATTCCGTTCCCGACCCCTCTGACCCTACTGGTGAAGAAAAGATTTTAATAGACCCGTTCTTAGGTCAGCTTCATATTGATTGCGTCATGAAACGTCCCATTCCTCGTTTTGGTATTCCCCGTCTTGAATAACGCTCGTTAAAATGTAGGGGACAGAATAGCCTTATTCGCGTGTCCCCTACATTTTCACGCTGAAATTCCCTCATATCATATTGTCAATGTCTGTGCCTCGCGGGCACGACTTGGCAATTCATCTCTTAATTTTATTTTTATGTTTACTCGTTTTAAAACTGCTTCTGAACGCAGGCGTCCTTACAATCCTCTTTATACTGAGGTTTCTTCGGGTCTTGCTCTTACTCCTTCTCAAATGCTTGAGCTTTCCCAATCCGGCATCCCCGTTTCTTCTCAAATGGCTAATGATATGTTTTTTGATGGTGATACTTCTATGCGTGTCCATATTGACCCGCTTGACCGCCGTGGTATAGACGTTGTTGATGCTTGGAACTTGCAAAAGTCTTCCCGTCGAAAGGTCATGGAGGCGCATAATAAAGACATTACAGATTATGGACTCTAAAAACAATAATATAATATGCCTTTAGCTGCTGCAATTGGTGCCGCCGGTTCATTACTTGGCGGCATTTTTTCCTCTACTCAAAGTGTTAAGGCTCAAAAGTTGGCTATCGAAGCACAGAGACAGGAAAATGAGAAAAATCGTACTTTCAATGCTGAACAAGCAAAGCTTGCTCGTCAGTATAATACCGAGATGTGGAATGCACAGAATGATTATAATGACCCCTCTGCCGTTCAGCAACGTCTTTCTAAAGCAGGCATACACCCTGCTCTAGCTTATACTTCCGGCCAGACTATGGGTTCTATTTCTATGGGCAACACTGGAATGGATGCTTCTTATGGTACTGGCCTTTCTACTCCTCTGCCCGATACTAGCGGATACAAAGAGGCCTTTTCTAACGCCGCCGATTCTTTTTCTCGCATGGTTGAGTCTCGTGAGGCTGAATCTCGTACTAAACTTAATGAAATTGAACAAGGGTATAAAGCCGAATGGGCTCGCGGCGAAATTGCTAATTTAGCCGCTGACACTGGAGTTAAGGTTGCTACTCAAAAACTTACCGAGGAAGAACAAAATCGTGTTGCACAGGTCTGCTACAACCTCCGTACTGAAAATGATTTCATGAAAGCTGAAATTGACAACATGAATGAGGATACTATTGGTAAGTATTTAGACAACTGCTTTAAAGATATTAAGCTTTCATATGCGGATGCGATGAATGATGTCGAACTTCGTAAAGCTATCGCAGAAGCTAAATTAACCGAACAACAGGTTGAAGGTTTTATTGAATATCGTCGTGCCGAACTTGCCTTGATGGCTGCTCAACGTTATGCTGCTATCGCTTCCGGCAACGCCTCAAATGCATCCGCAGGTTATTCTTCTCAGCTCGCTCGTGGCGAAAAGATGAAAAATGATGCCGTCATTAAGATTAATGGCCGCAATGTTGGTAGAGGCGGCGTCGCGCTTCTTTCAGATTATTATTCCGGCCAAGCTTCTCATTCTCAAGCTAGACAATACGAGTTTAATATTGATAATTTTTGGGATGCTAAACAATTTGATGCTGGCATGCAGATTGGTAATTGGGTTGCCGATAAACTCTTTGGACTTATACCCGAGGACCCCCGTACTGAATCCAATTTCCGCTCTTCTGAAATTTATGATAAGCATGGCAATTATAAAGGCACTCGCAATGAACGTAGTACTAAGACTGTAACTAAAGGTAATAAGCGCTTCCCCTCGTATAAGAAGCGCCGTTGAAATATAAGGGAGAGCCGAGGGCATAGCCCTCGGCAAATCCCCTCGTCTATTAATGTGAAAGTGACACAGCGTGTCACCTTTCTACAAACTTTGTAATTGTAACTATATTGTCATATGCCTACGCAGTGGATATTTGACAATTTTGTTTACCTTTGCTCCCGATTTTTATTAATATTTCTAACATATGAAAACTTCTTTATCTTACATCATTAGTGACGTTTCTTTCGCCCTCGGCCGCTTTAAGCCTATTTTTAACGATTGTCCTATTCTTCGAGAGTCTATGTACCAAGTTCATGAATCTTTGCAGTGTATGTATTTCTCTGAATACAGTGAGGCTGTTGATTTCATACGCTCTGCTCTTAAAAAAAATGATAGCCCATTCCGCTTTTCTTTGAATTCTATTAGCCTTGATACTGTCTTTGTTTCCGATATAAAATATGTCCTTTTAAAAGCTTCTATTCGTGTGTCTTAATCCTACTCTATCTTTTAATCCTACATGGTTGCGTCTTTGCTCCCGCGAGGGTGCAACCATTAATTCTTCCCTTTATGATGGGCTCGTTCCTCTCACTTGCTCTTTTATTCGCGAGTGCGCTGAATCTTTTGGTCTTACCTTTGATGATAAAGGCGTCCTTAAATCTGACCCGGCAGACGTTTTGCGCTTTTTGGATTCTAATTTCGGCATTTTCAATTCTTCCCGTATTCCCGTTTTTGTTGCTTTCCCTTGTAATCGCTGTATTCTTTGCCTTGACTCTAAACGTTCCGAATACGAACGCCGCTTACTTTTTGAGGCAAGCGATTACCCCAATATGGCCTTTTTTACTCTTACATATGATGATGCGCATTTGCCTTCTTGTGGTCTTTATCGCAAACATGTATCGTCCTGGCTTAAACTCTTTCGCATCCGTCTTGAAAGACTTGCTTCTTCCTTTAATGTAGACCCCTCTCGTTTACATTTTCGTTGTTTTTACGTAGGTGAATATGGGACTAAGCGTAGTTGTCGTGCTCATTACCATGGCCTTATATTTTTTAAAAACGCTTTGACGCCGCTAGAGAGTTATTTTTTTACTTCTGTTTTTTGGGACAGAAAAACACATACTAAAGATTTTGGACTTTCTCGTTGTTGGCCTCATGGCTTTATTCGTTCTTTTAGCTTTGTTCGCAATGCAGAAGCTTCTTCTCGTTATATTTCTAAGTACATTTTAAAACAGTCCCACAATTATGTTCCTGAAGGTAAAAATCCTCATTTCGTTTGTGGCCCGTCTCGTGGAGGAGGCCTCGGTTGCTCCAAATTGGAAACGCATTCTCATAATATTCTTAATGTTCCTACCCCTTATTGTCCTGTTCGCATTCGTAATAAGTGTGTTAATGTGTTTGTTCCTCGTAACATTCTTTCTAAATTGTTCCCCTCTCCATCTCGTCTACTTCCTTACTGCGCCTCTGTTGTAAAGTTGCTTATTTCTCTTGAGTCTCGTTTGACCGATGACCCTCTTTATTCCGGTCGCGATGCTGATTTTTTTCGCTCCGTTATCGACTCTCATAAGTATCTTATAAAAGGTTCATATTACACTCCTCAATTTAAGTTTTGGTTAAATCTTATTAATAATATAGCAGATGAACAGGGCTTTTCTTTTATCTTTGATTCTTGCATGCTTTTGTGTTCCTATCTTTTAGATGGGTGTAATTCTGTTGATTATACTTCTTTCGTTGAAATCGCAACTTCTAAATTGTCCTATTTTGAGCGTACTCGTACCGATTTTGACTTAGATATAGTTTGTGAACTTAAATACAATCGTGCTGTTAACTATGATATTAAAGCCAAACGAATGGCTTATGAAAATCATAGTTATGTTACGTATTAAAGACAAATTGCCCCAGCTTTCTAAGCATTTCAATCTCTCCGAGTTTATTGATTCCTCTAACCACCCTGAGTTGGTTGGAGCTAATCTTCGTGCCCTTAAACCTCGCGATATGGTTCATCTTCAGACCCTTGTTCGTTTGTTGGAGGCACTCCGTTCCTTTCTCAAAGAGCCTGTACATATTAACTCCGGATTCCGATACCCCCCTCTCAATAAAGCCGTTGGCGGAGTGCGCAATTCCTGTCATACCCAAGGACTTGCTGCTGACATATCATTCGGTTCTTTGGAAACTCTTGACCGCGCATATTCTTATCTCTCTCGGCGTAAATCTTTGTCCCCCAAAGACGTTGACGAATTGATTAAGTATCCTACTTTTATACATGTATCCGTTCATCCTTGTAAACTTGTTGATTTTGAATATGCTGAAATTTAAAAAGATTCTCGAGATTATTATTGCGCTTCTTCGTGCCCTTGTTCCATTTCTTAAAACTAAAAAATAATGTCTACCCCTTTTGGTAAAAACACCTCTCCTGCGAATAAGGTCAAGCGCAACGCTTTTGACCTTTCTCGTTCTAGTAACGTATCTCTCTGTTTCGGTCGCATAACTCCGTTTATGTGCCTCCCCGTTCTTCCCGGTGATAGCGCTAAGCTTTCTCTCAATTTTGGCATTCGTGCTATGCCTACTGCTTTTCCCGTTCAGACTAAGATACGTGCTGACGTCCACTATTTCTATGTCCGTAATCGCAACTTATGGAAGGACTGGCCTAATTTTATTGGTATGACAGGTAAGTCCGATGGATATCAACTCCCTAAGTTAGAAAATTCCGCTTTCAAGATGGATTGTTATACAGATGGCTCCCTCGCCGATTATTTAGGAGTCCCCACTTCTATAACTGGCAACAAGTCATATAATTCTCCTGTTTCTTGGACTGGAACTTTTACTAATAGCGCTAGTTCTCTCCTTTGGCATCCTTTGGATTCTTCTTCTGACTGCGTTCAGACTTTCAAACCTTCAAACCCTACTACTGCCGATGGTGCTATTTTTACATGCCCTTTGACTTCTCCAAACTCCCCTGGTGTTAATGGTATGATTGATAAGGGTACGCAGGTTAAAGTTACACTTCATTTTAATGGTTCAGAGGATAACTTTAATGTCGTATGTCAATATTTCGGTCGGCAAGAACAAGTCCCAGTTGATGGGTTCCTTTCTTATTCTCCCTCTCAGGGCACTCTTATAGACTTGAATTGTGTTGGTACTCCCGAGTCATCTTATTCTTCTCGTTTAGATTTCGGCAAAGATAAAACCATTGATTTTATCTTTACTTTTAATAGCCGTCCTGTTGGCCTCCCTCAAAATCCTAACTATGCTTATTTTGTTTTAGCTTGGAGGCAGTCTAATCGTTCTCCGCTTCCTTTCGCTCTTTCTGACTTTGAAGTCTCCCGATATTCTATAATTACCCCTTCTCGTTATGAGCATATTTCCGGCAAAGATTGGGCTGACGGAGACCCCTCTGCGCTCCCCGATTTGAAAGCTATGCCTTTCCGTGAATACGAAAGTATTTACAATGCTTTCTATCGAGACCAGCGTAACAACCCATATATTGTTAATGGCGTTCATGACCCTAATGTATATCTTCCTACTACTGACGGAGGTGAAGATTCACATTATTACGAATGGCGTTATCGTAATTGGGAGCAGGATTTTATTACCACCGCTTTACCTACTCCCCAGCAAGGTATCGCCCCTCTTGTTGGTATAACTTCTTCGGGTGTCGCTACTTTTGAACTTTCCGACGGAACTCCCTATAAAGTCGAACTTACTACCGCTGAAGACGGAGACACTATCACAGGAGCTAAATATACTAAAAACCTCCCCAATGAAGTTGCACGTTCTCTAGTCAACGTTGCCACCTCCGGCATTTCTATTAATGATTTTCGTGGTGTTAATGCTCTCCAGCGCTGGCTTGAAATGAACATGCGTCGCGGCCTTAAGTACAAGGACCAGATAAAAAGTCATTTTGGTGTTGATGTCTCTTATGCTGAACTTGACATGCCCGAATTTATTGGTGGCGCTACCCAGTTCTTCGACTCTATGCAGATTAACCAAACCAACTCTGGAACATCGAATGACCCTCTTGGGTCCTATGCTG